CATTCTCTGTGCCGGGCAATCCATCAGTAGCTCGCGGATTCAGTAAAGCGATGTCCTGCTTGCTCAACTCCTCTTCGGTCATCTTGGTCAAGTCAGCGAAGGTTGGAAGAACAGACTCCTTTGGCTGCGTGGCTCGCAATCTAGGATTCGCAGTTTTAATCGCCGTTTGCGACGGAGCAGAGAGACTCCAAATACCTAGAACAGTGACGACGAACGCACAAAGCGCACTCAACTTCCAGATGGCATATCGCCGCAACGGTCTCGCTAATTCTTTGCTTGTTTCAGTAGATGAAAGCTTGGAGGCTGCTTGTGCCGTAATAGTTTGTCGCTTTCGTCGATCACGTTTTTTCATCGAACACTGCCTCCAGACTTGCTTGACTTTTACCCGCAGGAGGTATTAGAGGGCACGCGGAAGCAAAACGCAACAAAATTTTCTGGCGGTAGTCTGGTGCACGGTCAACTGCTGGTCTCTTCCGCACCCTTATCCGTCATTTCGAACTTGCACCGGGTATCCCTACAGATAGACGCGGCTGTTGTTGCTGCGATTGTCTGTCGCCAAGCCGCCCACAATAGCGGCCAAGTCCATGGAGGTGCGAGTTGCTCTCGACTGTTCCCCCTTCTTCTTTGTCTGCCCCAGCTCGGCGATCGGAAATCGCTGGGATTCTAGCGGCAGGCGTCGTCCGCATGAAGTCGCGTTTGGCGATCCGCGATCCAGAAACTGCCAAAGATCTGCACAAATCACCATCAGCTTGCCTTGAGCTTTCTCCAGAAAGCGTGCTCTCTGTGACCAACGTGGTTAACGACCAGTGAGTCCGTTTTCTCAGGAGAAATCAATGCAACTAGACATCGACAAAGAGGTCGCGCTGCTCCAACGCATGACGGTGGGGCAACTGCGAGAGAGGTTCGAAGAGACGTGGGGCGAGCCGACAAACACTCGCAATAAGCAATGGCTACTCAAACGCATCGCCTGGAAGATGCAAGCCAATATCGAGGGTGACATTTCCGAGAGAGCTAGACGTCGGGCGGCCGAACTAGCACGCGGCACCGACATCCGAACGACGGCCCCCAAGGCTACCAAACCGGTGACAAATCCTGTGGCCGACACGGTGACCGGATTCGTCGAACCGGGGGAAGACAGCCGTCTGCCTCCCCCTAGATCAGTCATCGAGCGAGTCTACAAGGGCCAGAAGATTCTGGTACTGGTCCTGGAAACCGGCTTCGAATACGACGGAGCAATCTACAAGACACTCAGCGCTGTGGCCAAAAAGATCACGGGGCAGCACTGCAATGGGTATCACTTCTTCAAACTTAGCAAGAAAGGTGGGGAGCAATGAACAAACCCAACAACAATCACAGGCTGAACTGTGCGATCTACACACGAAAGTCCACAGACGAGGGGCTAGACAAAGAGTTCAATTCCCTCGATGCTCAACGCGAATGCGCCGAAGCCTACATCAAAAGCCAAACGCAAGAGGGCTGGAACTGCCTGCCCGATCACTACGATGACGGTGGGTTCACCGGTGGCAACATGGATCGACCGGCTCTAAAGCAACTGCTGGCGGACATCGAAGCTGGAAAGGTCAACTGTGTGGTCGTCTACAAAGTCGATCGACTGAGCCGTTCGCTGATGGACTTCGCCAAAATGCTCGAAGTCTTCGAACGTAACCAAATCGCATTCGTAAGCGTGACGCAACAGTTCAATACGACCAACTCGATGGGCCGGCTGATGCTAAACGTACTGCTTTCCTTCGCCCAGTTCGAACGCGAGATCATATCAGAGCGGACCCGCGACAAAATCGCTGCCGCCCGGCGGAAGGGAAAATGGTCCGGAGGGATGCCACTGCTGGGCTACGACATTGATCCACAGGGGGGCAAGCTCCGTGTGAATGAAGTCGAAGCCAACAGAGTCCGCAAGATCTACGATTTGTACATCGACCGAGAATCGATCATGGCGACCATCGCAGAACTTGACAATCGCAGTTGGAACAACAAGTCCTGGAATACCAAGAAGGGCATACTTCGAGGCGGTTCGCCGTTCACCAAAGCAACGCTGTTCCGACTCCTTACCAACGTGACCTACATTGGTAAATTAGCCTACAAAGACGAAATCAACGAAGGTGAACACGACCCGATCGTCACGCCCGATGTGTGGCAAATCGATCCAGAAGAAGTTCCGGGATTCCTGGACTCGGAACCTCACGGAGCTTTGGGACCTGACTACCGGCTTGGGCTCTACTGCTAGCGTCTCTGGTGGTGTTCTAACGATCAACTCAGGGATAACGGCCGGCGGTTTCGCAGAGCTGCTTTCGAAGGAAACGTTCACGATTCCATTCAGAGCCATGATCGCGGTGCAGTCCGGGGGTACCCGGCAAGCCAACAACCACCACATTATTGAAGCCGTATCGGTCGACCCGGTCACCGGGATTCCCGATGGCAAGCACAGTCTTAGCATGGACATCGGGGGTGCTGCCAACACGACTGTGACCAATATGGTCTACAGCGTCCAAAATGGCGGATTGGTTCCCATTGCATCGGCAGCCTCCGCCATCTTGTCTACAGCTACCTATTCGATTCTCGAACTCGAACCGTTTTCAGACGAGTGCTATTTCCACTCGCGCGTGATGGATTCGACCGGAGGCCGATCGAATTCCTACGTTAGGCACCAGCAGATCCCTGATCCGATCGCGGTTTACAAGATCCGCATCCGCTCGATGAACCACCAAGCGTTCAGGTTTGTATCCAACGCAGTCGCTGGTCCTGGCAATGTCATTCGATTGACCTCCACTGCGCACGGTTACACCGGAACGCCAACGATCTGGGTCGAATACATCAGCGGTGTCACTAATAACGGAGCGGCCTTGCGTGGTAATTACTCGGCGACAGTCATCGACGCTAACACGATTGATCTAACCGGAACGGTCTTTTCTGGTGCCTATGTCACTGGTTCTGGACAGATCGCTCTTGCAGCTGCACCCGCAGCGATTTCCTTCCAGTCCCAGTTCATTAATTGCCAGGATTACGCAGAACTTACTGCTGAAATCACCGCTGGCCGAGGACAAACCGTCATTGGACAAAGCTTAGGTGTGATCCTCACCGGAGCGACTGCGACGACAACCAACATCGGAACCGTAACAGCTAACGTCGCTGGTCAAGCGGCTCACGATGCTGTGGTTGCCGGCAGTCCAGTGCGTGTGGCAGGTCGTGCACAAACGGCAGCCTATGCGAGTGTCGCCTCGGGCGATGTCGCCGATCTAGTTTCCACACTGCAAGGGGTGCTCGTAACGCGACCATGGCAGATTCCAGAACTTGAATGGTCGTTTGCGTCTGCCGCAGGTGGCGTGATCAATACGACCGATGCCGTTTTGTCTGCTGCAGCCGGAGCCGGTCTGCGTCGCTACATCTGTTCGATGCAGCTTTCGAACAACTCGGCAGTCGCCACGGAAGTCGTCCTTAAAGACGGAGCGACGATCATTTGGCGAGGCCACCTGAGTGCTAACGCTCCGATGGCTGAGATCATTTTTGAAAATCCACTCAAGACCACTGCCAACACGGCTCTGAACTTTGCGTGCATCACCACTGGTGCTGCGGTCTACGTCAATGCACAAGGATTCACCGCACCGTAAGGACAACCATGATCGGCGCTAAAGTCACCACCAAAAAATCATTCGACAAGGTCAAAGCCAAGGCTCAGCAAGGCAGCTTCAAAAGTCTTGGTCATGCGGCAGCTGCGATTCGCTTGGTTGCTCGTCGCTCGATCAAGCGTCGGCAGACCGCATCGATGCCAGGTACGCCTCCGAATACTCGCAAAGGACAACTCAAGCGAGCGATCGTCTATCAACCATTGCCAACTACAAAGCAGCTTGAATGTGTGACGCCACACACGAGCTGTTACATGAATCAACGCGCCCTTTCAACCATGTTCTCTTCTAGTAGGGAGGCAGGTGTTTGATGAAACAATCTAGTGGTCGATCGAGTCGTCTTGGAATTTCCCGTATCCAACTGATCACGCTGGTCGTCGGCTTAATCGCTGTCGGCTTCGTGGTCGTTGCAGTCATGCAATCAGGTCCAAAGAAACCGATTGCGAACCAACTCCCAATGAAAGCTCCCGAGGCTACCACGCCAATCCCCGATGGTTGGGTCGAACTGGGGGGTGTTGCTCGTCCGGGGACTGATGTCCAGTTGGACAACAAGCTTCGCACGAATACCAAGCTGGATGAATTGAAATGGCCGCATGGTTACGCCAAGCCGCTTGATCCAGATACGAACCCTCAAGTGCGCGGTGTCTTCGATGCCCTAAAAGACCGAACCAAACCAAGCCGGTTTAGTTCGTTCGCTCAAGCCGAACCGTTTGATGCTGCTGCCTTCGAGCAAAATCCGCAGTCTTACGCAAATACCATTGAGCCATCGCGTGTTTTCTCAACAGCACAGCCCGGACAAGGCGTCAGCGTTCTTACTCCTGTTGGCAATCGATTGCATCGACTGACTCAAGGCGAAAGTGTCGCTTTGCAAGTCCAAGCCCCCGTTGGCTTTCCAGTGACCTTTACAAGCTTCGATCTGGGTTATTTCGAGGGTAGTAAACTCTCAAGCGAAACCGTGCTGGCTAACGATGAGGGAATCGCAACAGCTAATTTCACCGCTGGAGGTGGTACCTGGCGCGATACTCGCATCCTTGCCGGTGGCCCCATGACCAGTGGGCAAGTGCACTTCATCGTGGATGTCAGTCTGCCTGCCGGAGCAGAAGAAAAATTCATGCTCTCGGCTTACGATGCTGGCGATGGTACCCAAACGA